GCTCGTGGTATGCATCGCCTCGTATCGGGTGGCGGCTTGCTGTGCAACGGCGGTGAGGTTGGTCACCGTATCCGATGCGCCGCCGAAGATCGTCACGAACCCGCTGCGGATTGACCCGACTGTTGCGTCGACACCTTCCGAGCCGCCTTGCGTGAGCGCGAACCACGCCTCACGCCTGTCCACGGTCAGCGCGATGAAATCCGACCACACCACCGAGCTGAGCAACTCGGTGATCGTGACGCGGGGCTTCCAAATCATCGTCGCGGTCGCTTCGTTGTAGAAGTCGGCCATCGCGCCGGTATTGCCGGCGGCGCGGTTCGCGACGAACCCCGCGTCAGTCTCCGCGAGGATCGCGGCCTTCAGTGCTGCATAGTCCATGAGGCTGCCTCTTTTGTTGCCGCTCGCAGGTAAATGTGCGGGCCATCGCCGACGTGAAGTTCGCCACCTCTCGCCGCGAGACCTTGATCTCCTCGGGGCAGCCCTCGACGAAGAGCCTGATGCCTGTCTCGTTGAGCGCCGCTGTCGAACCGGTGATCGCGTTCAGCCTGACTGCTGCGTTGCGGTGTACGCGAACGAAGTCTTTCGGGTACTCGCGCAGAAGATCCACGATGGACATGCCAGTCAGACCGGCGAGGCCCTTGTCGCCCCACAGCTCGACGTACTTGTCCTTCGACAGCAGCGCCGTGAGGGTCGCGATCGGCACGACCTTCATCTTGCGGTTCGACGTGTAGATCATCAGCTTCGCTTCGTCCGAAGCACGCCCGCACGCAGGGCAGACATCGTGCGCTGCGACCGGGATCGGCGACCCGGATCGGTAGACGTGATGCGGCATAGCGGCTCATCAGGCACCCGGTGCGGTCAGCGTGAAGGTGCTGATCGTGATCGTCTGGCCGTTGGTGATCGTCGTATTGTCGAGCGACAGGTCGCCCGTGCCCTGACCGACCGAGCCTTGCATGTGGCAGGTCGAGCCGGCGTTGTTCTTGATGCGAAAGTGTGCCGGCGTGCCGCCTGAACTCGCCGTTCCAGACCACGTTCCGAGTTTTGTCTTCGACCCCGTCGACGCGGCGTTCATCCAATCGGTCGGTAGGGTCAGCTCGGCGATCAGCGTGCCGCTGTCGGCCGTGGCGCATGTCGCCGGCTGCGCGCCGGTGCGCAGCTGCAACTTGGCGTCTGTGCCGACCGAGGTCTCGAACGCGTCGAGCATCGCATTGCGATAGGTGTCCGAATACTGAAGTGCCATGATGGTTTCCTTATTCGCCGATCAGCTCGCGCATCTTCGCGCGGACATCGGCAAGCTTCTGGTTGAGGGATTTGAGCTCGGCGTTTGCCTCGTCACGCGCTTTGTGCGCGGCGTTCATCTCGGCCACCGCTGCGGCGGCCTCCGACTGCGCCTGCTTGGCCTGAACGGCTGCGCGGGCCGTCATGCCATCCACCTGTGCGCCCACGTCGGCGCGCATCGTTGCGGCTTGTGCCTCGGCAGCGCTGACCATCTCGTCGGCGCGCTCGCGCGCAGCGGCGATCTGCTCGGCCACCTGCTTCGCGGCTTCGGCCTTGAGTTTTTCCAGCGTGTCGTTGCCAGTGCGCAACCGCTCGTCGAGCGAGGCCAGCTCCTGCTTCTTCGCCTCGATCGTCTTGTTCACGCTTCGCAGGTCTGCCTCTCGTGCGGCGATCGCAGCCTCGACCGAGCCGACGGCGCGGAAAGCGCGGGCCGCCTCGATGACGGCCTCCTGCTGTAGTGCCATGCGATCGAGCGCGTCGGCCAGCACGTTGTGGTTGGTCGCCATGTCAGGTTCTCCCTTGGTTCGGACGGCGTGCGAAGACGGTCACCACGAGCGACGTGGTGCCATCGCCGGCGCTGACTCGCGGGCGCATGTACAGCGCCCCTTCGAGCACCTGCTTCAGCCCGGCAGCGGTGAAGCTGCACGCGGTGCCGGCGGGCACGTTCAGGGTGGCGTAGTTGACGCCGTCGTTGCTGCCTTCCCAGAGCAGCGTGCCGCCAGCGCCGAAGGTGCCTGTGACCTGCACGCTGCGGTCGCTGAAGGCCGACCAGTCGGGGCCGATCGGCGCACCATCGTCGGTGTTCGCCAAGCCTGTCCAGCTCAGCTTTCGCGTCATCTGATCCCCGGCAGGGATCGAGGCGACCATCGCTCTCGTCGTCATCGCTTACCTCGTTGCCACTGCGGGCGGTTGTTTGATGTCTCGCGGGTTGCCGCTCGTGGGCCCACGGGCCATTGCGTCGGCCTGCTTCACCCTGCGGTTCGCTTCGGCGTCGCGGCGCTTGCTTTGCTGCTCGATCACCGTCTTGGCCAGCATCGCCTTGACCTCGCTGATCTGCAGGTTCCGCTCGTGCGCGAACTTCAGGATCATCAGGTCTCGTTCGAGTGCCATCTCGTGCAGGCGCGAGGAACGCTCGTCGCGCGCCTGCTGCATGCGCAGCTCCTGATTGACCTTCTCGCTCTCGGTGTCGATCTGCACCTTCTGCAGGTCGGCCTGCGCGCGCACCTGCGCGACCTGCACCGGCACCGGGGGCGGGGCCTCGGGCGGCTTGGCCAGCCGTTCGGCGATCTCTTCCTTGCTGCGCATGACGTCGCTTGCGGAGACATGCCCCGATTCGAGGGTCTTGCGGAACAGCTTCTCGGGGTCGACGAAGACGCCGAAGGTCGGATGGTCGGTCATGCTGAGCAGCTGCACCAGCATCTGCTGCTGCATGTCGCGCACGATCAGCGCCGAGGAGCCACGGGCGTGAACCTCGAAGTCGCCCTTGATCTCCTCCTTCTCGCTGTACTGCATGAACCAGTCGTAGTAGCGCGTGATGTGCGGCTTGGTCACCATGTCGTCGTACTGCTTGACGAGACGGCGCAGCACCGTGTTCGCGCTGTTCATCAGGATGGTCATGCCGCCAACGGTCTCAGGCGCTGAGCCTTGCTCACCTTGGGAGATCTGCGGTAGGGAGGTCTCTTGGTCGGCGAAGGCCATCGCCATCTCGATGATCGCCTTCAGGTCGCCTTGGCGACAGGGGATGTCGTAGACGTCGAAGGCCTTCTTGACCTCGTCGACCTCCTCGCTCGCGTACCAGAGCTTGCGGCCGGTGATTTCCCAGCGCCCGTCGGCCGGCTGAATGTGCTGCCTGCGCAGCACGATCTGCGGGCCGTGGCTCATCGCGGCGTTGTCCAGCATCGCGCGCCATGCGGCGTTGACGGTGCGCTGCGCATAGCGCATCAGGTACGGGATGCCAGCGCCCCACGGGCTGCCTGAGATCTTTTCCCAGATGAACACGTCGTAGGGTAGATCCTCGGTGTCGAGCGGGTTGATCATCGCCTTGATGACGCGCTCGTTGCAGAGCACGACCACGGCGCTGATCAGGTCGAGGTGGCTGTCGGGCGCTGAGTCGTCGGTGTCGCCTGCGTCGAGCGCGCCGGTGGAGATCAGCTGCTCGCGGGTCACCTCGCCGACGTACGTCCAGATCTCGAACCGTGAGTCGTTGAAGACGGTCGGCGACTGGTACTCCCCGTCGCCGCGACTCTCGGGCTTGTACGCGCCGGCGGCCGTGTAGTGCTGCGGGCCCTCGCGTAGGCATTCGTTGATCTGGCCCGACAGGTAGCCCTCGGTGCGGGCGAGCCTGCGCAGCTCGCGGCCGGCGACGTACTCCCGCTCCCACGTATGCGAGCCGGTCTGGATGTCCTCGCCGCAGCTCGGGTCAGGGAAGAAGTTCCACGGGTCGACGCGCACGCTGGCCGGGCGGGTCTGCTCGACGATCTCCAGCATATGCACGGCCTTGCCGTCGGCCGTCTGCTGCTTGCCCCATTTCTTCTTCGTCCGGTTGATGATCAGCGGGCCCTTGAGGATGCCGCAGCCGAGGCGCGCCGCATCGGCAATCACCTTGCGGCCCTCGTAGTTGTACTGGCACTCCACCAGCGCGTCGTCTATCTCGCGCTGCATCGCGTTCGACTGCTCGGTCGCCTGCGCCATGCGCTCGACGGCCAAGTCCTTCAGCTGGATGTTCCGTTCCTCGACCGGGTGTGGTAGGGGGCCGCCGGTCTGCGGGTCGACGAAGTCGCGCTCGCCCTCTTCCTTGAGCAGGCGGGACAGCTCGGGCACGGGCGTGGGCGAGATCGACCAGTTGCGATCGTCGGCCGGGTACAGCATGTCGCTGAGCCGGGCGGCAGCCGCGTTCGTCTTCTGGCGCGTGAGCTGGACGAACGTGGTGGCCCGGCTGGGCGCTGCGCCGGCGCGGCTCGCTGGGCGGGCTTCGCCGGCCACGGTCATCACCATGTCGGTGCGGGCGTTCATCCCGTCTCGACCGTGATAGGCGTCGTCGTCCTCGATCCAGCGCCGCTCGACGCCGGAGGCCGCGCGCGCCTCGATCGCAGAGCGCCGGCTCTTGGCCAGCTCCGCGCCGAAGCGCTGCAGCCGGTCGACCTGTTCCTGCTCCTCCTCGGTCAGCTCGACAGAGGGGTCGCCGCCCACGTCTGCCGAGGACGGCAACATGGGGAAGGAGGCTGCAACGGCATTGGCCACCGGTTACTCCTTCTTCGCCCTGATCCCGGCGAGCACGGTCTCGCGGATCCGCCCGCCCAGCGTCGGCCAGACAAGAAACGGGGCGGCACCAAGCAGTAGGCCGAGGAGGAAGGTCATGGTTTCGTTCCGAAGATGAGCGGGTCGAGCGGCACGGTCAGCACGCCCCGGATGGGCGGGAGTGTCCTGCCGATCTCGGCATCCTGCAAGTCGTGGGTCGGCGCGGGCTCGGTGCCCACGCGCTCGACCAGCTGGCGCAGCTCGGCGTCGTTGTCGGCCAGCGCCGAGCTGACTTGCGCGAGCGAGTCGACCGGCAGTGCC